CGTCGCTGACCAACCCCTGGCTGGACGGCGAGCAGGTGATGGTGGCCGAGCACTGGCGGCGCGAGCCGGCCAGCCGCCAGATCGTGGTGCTGTCCGACGGCCAGGTGGTCGACGTCGCGACCTACCAGAAGCAAAAAGCCATGTTCGATGCGCTGGGCGTCAGCGTGGTGGGCCGGCCGCGTTCAGTCGCCAGCCACAAGGTCGTGCAGCGGATCCTGACCGGCGCGGAGGTGTTGGAGACCGTCGAGTGGGCAGGGCGGTTCATCCCGATCGTGCCGGTCTACGGCGAGGAGATCCACATCGACGGTCGCCGTCGGCTGAGGAGCCTGGTGCGCGACGCCAAGGACCCGCAGCGTATGTTCAACTACTGGCGCACGACTTCCACCGAGCTGGTCGCGCTGGCGCCGAAGACCCCGTTCATCGGCCGCAAGGGCGCCTTCGAGACCGACAGCGCCAAGTGGGCGACCGCCAACACCCAGACCCACGCGTACATCGAATACGACGGGCCCGAGGCGCCGCAGCGCCAGGACTTCGCCGGGCCGCCGGCGGGCGCGGTGCAGGAGGCGCTGAACGCGTCGGACGACATGAAGGCGACCATCGGGCTCTACGATGCGAGCCTGGGGGCGCGCTCGAACGAGACCTCAGGCAAGGCGATCCTGATGCGCCAGCGGGAAGGCGACGTCTCGACCTTCCACTACATCGACAACCTGAACCGCGCGCTGCGCCACGGGGGGCGGGTGCTGCTGGACCTGATCCCGAAGGTCTATTCGACGAGCCGGGTGATCCGCGTGCTCGGCCAGGACGGCAAGGCGGGGTCGGTCGCGATCGGCCCGCCCGGAGCCGCGCCGCCTGCGGCGAGCCCGGCGGCCCAGCTGCAGGCGACGGAGAAGATCTACGACCTGACGGTCGGCAAGTACGACGTGACGGTGCAGGCGGGGCCCAGCTTCACCAGCCGCCGCGAGGAGGCCGCGAACCAGATGATCGAGCTGATCCGCGCTTATCCGGCCGCGGCGCCGGTGATCGGCGACCTGTTGGCCAAGAATCTGGACTGGCCGGGCGCCGATGAGGTGGCCGAGCGGCTGGCGGCGCTGTTGCCGCGGCAGGCGAAGGGTGGCGATCTGCAGGCCCAGGCGGTCCAGGCACAGATGGCCCAGCTGTCCCAGGCGCTGGCCGCGGCGAAGGCCGAGATCGCGGCGCTGCGCCAGGATCGCAGCCACGCGGCGCGCAAGCTGGAGATCGACGCGTTCGAGGCCGAGACCAACCGCCTCAAGGCGATGGGACGATGAGCATGGATCCCGACGACGACCCGCTGGGCGGACTTCGCGGCGCCGTGCAGGACGTCATCGCCGACAACGCGCTCTCGCTGGGCCAGCTGCCGGCGGGCGACGGCCCGGCCAACGCGCCGACCAACGACTGTGAGTTCAACTTCGTGGGCGGCGCGGGAACCGGCGGGCCCTACCTGGAGAGTTTCCGCAAGGCCCTCGAGAAGGCGGGCATCCGGCACGTCAACGCGCGGAACCAGGGCGGCCAGGCGGGCCGGCCGCAGGATGACGCGCCGTTCTACAGGGTGATCCCGGACCTCGCGGCCGTGCCGATGATCAACGATCTCGACTTCGCCAAGTCGCTGGTCGGCGATCCCGCCTACAAGGCGGCCGCCGAGCATTCGCGTTCCCTCGGGAACGAGCAGTACAACCTCGGCGGCTACTCGTACGGCGCCGCCGCCCAGGCGGCGAACGCGTACGCGATCGCGGAGAACGGCGGCAAGGTTGACAACCTCGTCCTGCTCGGCGCCCCGATCAACGAGGACCTCTACGACGCGGTGAGAACCCACCCGAACATCAAGAACGTGATCACACTGGACCTCGGCCAGTACGGCGACCCGGTCCACGCCGGCATGACGGACGATGAGTTCCGAAACGTCTTTCCCAAGCTCATGGGACGATTCGGAACCCAGCTGTACGGTCACCGGAGCACCGGACACTTCTACTACAGCGGGGCCGACGCGGTCGGGACCGGCGGCGGGAGGCGCTGGCGCGGTCCCTGGTCCAGAAGGGCGTTCGCTAACCCGGAACGGCACAGTCTTGAGGTTCATTTTTTGTTTCGGTAGTCTACGCTGCCGGCAGCGCTTGTGGAGTCCATGGAAAGCGTTCGCGAGACCAAGTCACTGAGGTGGTGGATCGGCATTGCGATCTACGCCATCTCAATGCTGGCGATGGCGGTCTCGCTGGTGTGGGTGGTTGGGCTGGCCGGGCTCGCCGCCTTGGCTCCTCATCATGACGGCATCGGCATCCTGACCGCGCCCTCGTTGCTGACTCTGTACGTAAGCGTCCTTGCGTTCCCGGTCGCGATGCTCGTGCAGCCGCACCGGGGCCGCGCCTTGTGGTTCGCGGCCTTCGGGACCCTCTACATCCTCGTGTTCCTCGCCGACTTCTGGATAGGGTTCAACATGCCCTTCTGGCCGCGTTTCATGAGAGCCGGTCCCTAGGCGCCGCGACTTTCGACACCTCGGCCAGCGACGAGGGCGAAGCCTCCGGCCGAGGCAGCCATTCCACGAAAAGGATCAACCCCATGACAAACGCCGATGAGGCGGACGACGAGTCCGTGCGCGATGCTGCCTGCGATCCGGCCGAGGACGGCGCGGACGACGGGTTCGAGCTGGAGCACGACGGGCAGGTCTATCGCCTGCCGGGCGCGCTGCAGGGCGGGTTCCTGAGGCAGGCGGACTACACGCGCAAGACCCAGGAGCTGGCCGAACAGCGTCGCGCGCTGGAGGCGGAGCGGGCGCATGCGGCCGCGCAGGCCGAGGCGGCGCACGGCGCGCTGAGCGACAGGGCGCACCTGGCGGCGCTGGACCGGCAGCTCGCCGGGTTCCAGGCGATCGACTGGCGGGCCCTGGCGCAACACGATCCGGCCCGCGCACAGGCCCTGCAGCAGCAGGCGCATCAGACGCTGGCGCTGCGGGACCACTACGCCCAGGCAGTGGCGCAACACACCGGACGCAGTCGCGCCGAGGCGGCTCAGGAGGCCGCCGTGCGGATGGCGCAGACGGGCCGCATCCTGTCGCGGGAGATCAACGGCTGGTCGCCGGAACTGGCGGGCAAGTTGGTGGACTATGCGCAGGGACACGGCGTCACGTTGGACGAATTGGGCGCGGCTGACGATCCGCGGGTCTGGAAGATCCTGCACCGCGCCTGGCAGGGTGATCAGGCGGGCCAGCGCGAGGACGCCGCCAAGTCGGCGGCACAAGCCCAGGCCGTGCGCCCGGCGGTGACCGTCTCCGGCGCGGCGGCCTCCGGCGGCGGCGTGCGCGACGAGCTGGCCACCAAGGAATGGATGAAGCGCCGCAACGAGGCGGTCCGCAAAGGCCGCTGACGTCGCTCGCCGACGACACGCCCGTCGCTTCCCGGTTGCGCGGACCCCGCCATCGGCCGGGAGCACGCGACGGGTTCCTATCCCCATCGACATGGCCGCCGCCGAACACGCGCGCACAGCGCGCCTCGGCCGCACGCGCGGCTTTTCCTCAACCCCATCCTGAAAGGACGACAGAATGGCCAACGCCTTTCTGACGCCGACCGCGGTCACGCGGGAGGCGCTGCGCGTGCTGCACCAGAAGCTGAACTTCGTGGGCTCGATCACGCGCGACTATGACGAGAGCTTCGCCCGCCAGGGCGCCAAGATCGGCGACACGCTGAAGATCCGCCTGCCGAACCAGTACACGGTGCGGACCGGCGCGACGCTGACGTCGCAGGACACCACCGAATCGACGGTGGACCTGAAGGTGCAGACCCAGAAGGGCGTGGACCTGAACTTCACGTCCGTCGACCTGACGCTGGCGCTGGACGACTTCTCGGACCGCATCATCGAGCCCGCCATGAGCGTGCTGGCCGCCAACATCGAGGCGGACGCGATGACCATGTACCGCGACGTCTGGAACCAGGTGGACAACCAGGGCCAGCCGGCGACCTTCACCAAGGTGCTGCAGGGCCGCAAGATCCTGGTCGACAACCTGGCGCCGCTGAACGCGCGGACCTGCAACCTGAACACCCAGGACAACGTCGACCTGGTCGACGCACTGAAGGGCCTGTTCAACGACCAGACCGCGATCAGCAAGCAGAACCGCGAAGGCTACATGGGCCGGACCGCCGGGTTCGACTTCATGGAGAACACGCTGTGGCCGTCGCACCCGCGCGGCCCGTCGAACACCGCCTACACGGTGAACGGCGCGGGCCAGACCGGCTCGACGCTGACGGTCGGCGCCGGCGCGGGCGCGCCGGTGCAGGGCGACGTCTTCACGATCGCCGGCGTCTTCCGCGTGCATCCGGAGACCAAGCAGTCGACCGGCATCCTGCAGCAGTTCTCGGTCGGCGCCGGAGCGACCACAACCAGCTTCCCGATCAGCCCGGCGATCATCACCTCGGGCCCGACGCAGAACGTGTCGGCGTCGCCCGCGAACGCCGCAGCGATTACCTTCTCGGGCACGGCGTCGACCAATCACGGCATCAGCATGGCCTACCAGAAGGGGGCGTTCGCCTTCGCGACGGCCGACATGGTGATGCCGCGCGGCGTCGACTTCGCCGCCCGCGAGGTGTTCGACGGCGTCTCGATGCGGATCGTGCGCCAGTACGACATCAACAACGACAAGTTCCCGTGCCGCCTGGACGTGCTCTACGGGTACAAAACCATCCGGCCGCAGCTCGCGTGCCGGTTGGCCAACCGCTGACGCGGTAGGCCCGCGCGGAGCCGCTCCGCCGCCGCCATCCGGGGCGGCTCCCGCATCCTTTCATTCATCGCAAGACACTGGAGGGCCGCCCATGGGCGCCATGATCAACGAGGACCGCTTCGGCGTCGCCGCCATCAGCCTGGACGTGGCCTCGGTGGCCGCCAGCACCTCGGCCGAGCAGAGCTTCACCGTGAAGGGCTTGCGGCCCGGCGATTTCGTGACGGTGAACAAGCCGTCGCTGCACGCCGGGCTGGTGATCTCGACCGCGCGGGTCCCGGCCGTCGACACCCTGGCCATCACCTTCGGCAACACGACCGCGGCGCCCATCGACCCGCCGGCCGAGACGTATCTGCTGTTCTACTTCCGGCCGGAGAAGACGTTCGGCCAGGCGGTGTTCTAGGAGCCCGCCCCATGACGATCACGACCTATGGCGAGCTGCAGGCGGCCGCGGCCAACTGGCTGGTGCGCGGCGACCTGACAGCCCGCATCCCCGAGTTCATCGACCTGGCGGAGGTGCGGCTGAACCGGGTGCTGCGCGCCCGGCTGGCCGAATCTGAGGCCGCGCTGACGGCGACGCCAGGCGCACGGACCATCCCGCTGCCGGCCGGGTTTGCCGAGCCCTTGGCCCTGTGGATCGTGCAGGGGAGCGACCGCGTCCCCTTGAGGTTCGTCGAGCCCAGCCTGCTGGCCGCGACCACCCTGCCGGGCCAGCCGGCGCATTGGTCGATTGACGGGGCGAACCTGGCCTTCGAGCGGCCCTGCGACCAGGCCTACGCGATCATGCTCCGTATGCTGACGAAGTTCGCTATTTCGGACGCCGCGCCGACCAATGCGCTGTTGAGCGATGCGCCCGACGTCTATCTGTTCGCCACGCTGGCCGAGGCCGGACCCTTTCTGCGCGACGACGAGCTGGCGCAGGCCTACGAGGACCGGCTGAGCCGCGCCATCGCCGAGCTGAACGCCAAGGAGGCGCGCTCGCGCGCGCCGCGCACGCTGGCCACCGACCTGCCGCGGCGCACCGAGCCCGCCTTCGACATCACCAGAGGATCCTAGCCATGCTGACCCCGATCGGTCCGGCGATCCCGGACGCGCTCCGCCCCGCCCTGAAATCCATCCACGACGCGATCCGCGCGCTCGAGACACCGCAGGCGCCCAAGCCGGTCTACGCCTGCGCCCAGGCCAAGCTGCCGCCGGCGGCGAGCTATGGGCAGTGCGTGGCGCTGGTCAGCGACCTCAACGTGCTGGCGCACTCCGACGGAAGCCACTGGATCCGTGAGGACACCGGCGGGGTGATCGTCTGATGCCCTCGTCCTGGTCCTCCTCGCTGCGGTTCGAACTGCAGTTCGCCGGCGAGAACATCAACCTGTGGGGCGACAAGCTGAATGCGGTGCTGCAGCACGTCGACTACGCCGTCGCCGGCTGGCTGACCAAGCCGCTCACCGGCAACACCGCGCTCTCCACAGCCAACGCCGGCGACGACGAAGCGCGCGCCGCGATGATCAAATTCACCGGCGCCGGGCCGTTCACGGTCACCGTGCCGTCGGTGAGCAAGGCCTATTTGGTCTGGAACGCCTGCTCGGGCGCGCTGACGCTCACCACGGGCGGCGGCGCGAACGTGACCATCGACCCCGGCGACATCGTGCACGTCGCCTGCGACGGCGGCAACGTGCGCACGCCCGGCTATGGCGGCCTTTCGCTGAAGGACTTCGTCGCCGCCTCGGCGCTCGCCGCGACCGGCAGCCTGCCCACGGTGACCGGCAACGCCGGGAAGTACCTGACCAGCGACGGGACAAACGCCTTCTGGCGCGCGCCCGCGTCCACCGACCTCACCGACTACAACACAAGGGTGCTGGGCGTGCAGGTCGCCCTCGCCGTGGCTCTCTGACGGGGATTTCACGCCATGACCGTGACCGCCAATTCGATCATCACGCCGCAGAAGACGGTGACGTTCACCGCCGTGGCGACCGCCGCCGAGACGGCGTTCAACAGCCCGACGAACGTCGTGACCCTGGTCGACGAGACCGTGGTCGGGAACAATGACAACGGGTTGCGGATCACCTCGCTCTCGGCGATCACCCGCGCAGCGGTGGCGACGGCGTGCAACTGCCAGCTCTACCGCAAGCAGGGGTCGGTCTACACGCTGATCGCCAGCGTGGTGCTGGTCACCGGCACGCCCTCGGCCTCAGTGGCCAACCAGATCGCCGACTTCGGGTTCAGCGAAGACAACCCCTTGGTCCTCGCCGGCGGCGTGGGCCTATCGGTCGCCATCGGCCAGGCGATCGCCAACGGCGTCGTGTTCCGGGCGAGCGGGGGAGCGTACTAGGATGCCGAGCACCGACCGCCTGCGAGGTCTCGTCGGCCAGTACCTGGCCGGGAAGAAGTCGTACCGGGACGCGATCTTGAATGTCATTGGCTGGATCGACGCCACGAACGGTGCGAGTTCGATCACTGCTCCGAGGCCATGCCAGGCGTTGGTCTTTGGCTGGGGCGGCGGAGGGGCAGCAGGCGCGAACGGCGGCGCGAGCGCTGCCGGCGGGGGTGCCGCGGCGGTATTCAAACGAGTGCGCATGGCGCAGGGCCAGTCGATCACCTTCGCCGTGGGCGCGGGTGCCACCGGCGTCCTCGCCGGGACCGTGAACGGAGCCGCCGGGACGGATACGACCATTACACTGCCCAATGGTCTCGTGCTGACAGCAGGGGCCGGTGGCGCGCCGAATGGCACGGCCGGGGGTCCCGGCGGGACCGCCAAGAACGGCGATCTAAATCGCAGCGGTGGTGCCGGCGGTAGCGGCAACAACAATGCGGGTGCCCCCGGAGACCATGGCGGGGCGGGCGGCACGAGTACTGGAGGCGCGTTCGCTGGCGGTGGCGGCGCAGGCGGTTTCAGCGACTTGGGAGCCGCGTTGATCGGCGGCTCGGGCGGCAATGGTGCGCTTGGCGCATCAAGTGCAGGGGGTCCGCCCGGAGGCGGCTCATCGCCCTCTAGCGGCACGACCGATGGCTTGGGCGGCGGCAATGGCCGTGTCCTGATTGTCCTTGGCCGCCTTACCTGAAATCGTAAACGCCCCAGAACGTCTCGGGGGCGAGCGCCTCGCCCACCAGATCAATGGGGAGCGCCCCGTATTCGCGCTCTTCGAACACAGTTCGCAAGTGGGCCGCCACATCAAAACCGTCGTTGGCCCATGGGCGCTCAGTTACGGGGACCGCCCGAAAGTGATTGTTGACCACGAGAAGCCGTCCACCATTGGACAGCTTGCGGCGAATTATCTCGCAGTCGGTCTCTGGCCTGTGGCAGTGCTGAAGAACCCAGATCGCTAGGGCCGCGTCGAACGATACTTCGCGAGCCAGTAGTTCCTCACGGCTGATGACCTCGAATTGGTCCGATTGGACGTAGGCCGGGGCGAGTTCCCGCATCTTCGGGCTGATATCCACCCCCACGACGCGACATCCGAAACGCTCGATCAGCGCCTTGGACATACGCCCGATACCGCAGCCATAGTCGAGCACGAGGCTAGCAGCGCTCAAGCTCAGGACGGCGCCGGACAGCGCCGCAAGACCCGGCGTCTCGGTGGCCCAGCGCTCTGCCGTCGAGCGACCATCTGGCGTTAAGATTATGCGTCGCGCCGTCGCTTCATCTGGCACGTCGAACATCGCGGGGTTGTAGGTCAGCACGCGCGGGCCACTACCACGGGAAAGGGAGATCCGCATACGTCTCGTTGCTCTGGCGCAGGATCAGTACAGGGGCCCTAGGTCTTTCGGTGATTGAGTTTGAGCTCGCGCTCGAGGGCGTCCAGCACGCTCGCCCAATCGCCCGGCGTCGGCTGCCGAAGCACCTTCGCGGAAGGGTACCAGAACGCGGCGCCGTCCTCGGCTTCGCGCCAGCGCCAGTCGGAGGAGTGGTGGCGCAGGAGGACGATCGTCGGCTTGCCCAGGGCGCCGGCGAGGTGGGCCACCGAGGTGTCGATGGTGACCACGAGGTCCAGGCCGACGATGAGCTCGGCGGTGTCGTTGAAGCTGCGGGCGCCAGTGTCCTGCGGGTGCAGGCTGACCGCGCCGGGCAGGCGCATCAGGCGCTCGGCGGCCTCCGGGTCGAGGGAGCGCAGCGGATCGGGAAGCGCGTTGCCGCTCCAGGCGACGCCGATGCGGCCGCTGGTCGGCCGCGGTTGGGCGCTCAGGTAGGGCGCCCGCGGGATCCGACCGATCCAGCGCGGCAGGCTGAGCGGGATCGACCAGTAGTCGTGGGGCGGGACCGAGATCTCGCCTCGCCGCGGGACAATGGTCGCCGGCAGCGGGGCGAACAGCTCGGCGAGTTCCGGCCCGCAGACGAAGGTGACCTCGGACGCCTCGAGCAGGGGGATGAAGCGGGCCGCCAGGATCTGATCGCCAAAGCCCTGTTCGGGCCAGATGAAGAGCCTTTTGCCGGCCAGCGGCTCACCCCGCCATTCAGGGAAGCCCAGCTTGTTGGCCTGGCTGTCAGCATGCTCGGGTCGCGCATCGTAGAGGGGCCAGCCCTCGTCGTAGCGGCCGAGCGCCAGCAGTGCGTTGCCGAGGTTGAGCTGCGCCGGGGCGCCGGCGCCCAGGTCGATCGCGGTGCGGAAGCAGGGGAGCGCCTCATCGAGCCGGCGCACCTGCTGGTAGAGGTTGCCGAGATTGTAGATGGGGACACGGTTCTGAGGGGCCGCGGCCACCGCGCGCCGAAGCATGGCCTCGGCCTCGGCGAAGTCGCCGCGCGCTTTCAGGATCAGGCCGAGGTTGCAGAGGGCGTCGGCGTGCTCTTCGCGCGCGACGATCTCGCGGTAGGCCGCTTCCGCCGCGGTGATGTCGCCGGACTTGTGGCGGGCGAGCGCGGCCTCGAAGCTCATGCGCCGGCCGGGCTCGGAGCCGGGTCACCGGAGCGGACGACCGAACCCACCCGGCTGAGGTCGGCGTGCAGATCGGCCCAGACCTCGCCGCCCAGGGCGCGCCAGCGATGGCAGAAGGCCTGGTGATCGACGAGGTAGCGGCGGGTCTCCGCGTCGACGAACGGATCGAAGACCATCGTCGCCGAGGCGGCGCTTGCGCCCTGGAGGTCATCCAGCCGGGCCCGGAGCTGCGGATAGCCCTCGACCATCCGCTGGGCTGCGGCGCGTGAAATCAGCAGGAAGCCTGCGCCGATGCTGGCCACGCGGCAGAAGCCCTCGGGCGTGGGCTCGGCAGGCGGCGACAAGGGCTCGACTTCGTAGGTGAGGACGCCGGAGTCTGGCTGGGCCCGAGCCGGGCAGAGGCCGCCGGCGACATCGCGCCCGACGTCCAGCAGCCGGAACACGGCCTCGGGCGAGAAGGCGACGTCGGCGTCCACGAACAGAAGGTGCGACGAGGGGCTGGCGAGGAAGGCGGCCATCATCGCCGCGCGGCCGCGCCCGATCAGCGCCTCGCCGCCGCCGAGCTCCACGTGCAGGCCGACGCCGCGCGCGGCGCAGGCGGGCCGCAGCGCCAGGAGGCTGCGCATGAAGAGCGCGTGCGCCAGGCCCCCGTAGCAGGGCGTGGCCAGGAAAATCGACGGGTTCTCTGCGGTCACCGCTCCCCATCGCGCAACTCAACGGGACAGATCAAGATGCGCATACCGCTCGACCTGCCGCCGGGGCTGAACAGCGACGATACGAGCTTCGCCGCCGGCGGGCGGTGGGCCGACGGCTCCAACGTCCGCTTCCGCCTGGGCCGGCCGCAGGTGATCGGCGGCTGGGAGAGCCTGAGCGCGACGCCGCTGTCCGGCGTCTGCCGGGCGATCCTGCCCTGGACCGACAACGCCGCAGTGCTGAACATCGCGTTCGGCACGCACGCGAAGCTGCAGCTGTGGCAGGGCGGGGCGCTGTTCGACATCACCCCCGCCGCGGGCTTCACGCCCGGCGCGATCGACGGGGCCGGTAGCGCCGGCTACGGCACCGGCGCCTACGGGACCGGCGGCTACGGGCAGCCCTCGGCGACCGACTACTTCCCGCTGACCTGGTCGTTCGGCGCGTGGGGCCAGAACCTGCTGGCGTGTCCGCGCCACCAAACCATCTTCACCTGGACGAACAACACCGCGACGCCCGCGGCCGCGGTGGCGAACGCGCCGGCGAACGTGAACCACATGCTGGTGGCGCCGCTGGACGGCGGCTACCAGGTGTTCGCGCTGGGCTGCAACGAGGAGGTGTCGGGCGTTTTCAACCCGCTCTGCATCCGCCACTCGTCGATCCGCGACAATACGCAGTGGAGCACGACGGCGTCGGGATCGACGGCGCGTGAGTACGTGCTGACCGGCGGCGGCCGGATCGTGGCGGGGCGCATGTGCGGGCCCTGCCTGCTGGTCTGGACCAGCGACGCGCTGTTCCTCGGGACGTTCGTAGGCGCGCTGGAGCAGCCGTGGCGCTTCGACCGGGTCGGGCGCAACTGCGGCCTCATCGGGCCCAAAGCGGCGGTGGTGGTCGGGCAGACGGCGTTCTGGGTGAGCCCGGACCGGCAGTTCCACCGCTATCCGCTGGGCGGCCAGCCGGAGCCGGTCGTATGCCCGATCCGCCAGGACTTCGCCGACCGGCTGGCGGCGAGCCAGGGCGACAAGGTGACGGCGTCGTCGAACGCCGAATTCTCCGAGGTGAGGTTCGACTATCCCGACAGCCGCGAGGGCTATGAGAACAGCCGCTATCTGGCGGTCGCGCTGAGCGGCGAGGACGCAGGCGCCTGGCATCGCGGGGTGATGGCGCGCACCGCGTTCGTCGACGCCGGGCCGTCGAGCTATCCGATCGCGGCGACCTTTGCTGGACAAGTCTATCACCAGGAGAAGGGCCACTCGGCGGACGGCCAGGCGTTCGACTGGTTCATCGAGTCGGCGGACAGCGTGCTGGACCCCGACCAGCGGTTTCTGGCGCGGGAGCTGTGGCCCGACTTCGCGGGCCAGCAGGGACCGGTGACGGTGCAGGTGAGCGCCCGCCAGCGGCCGCAGGACGCGGCGGCGACGGCGAGCGTGGCCATGGCGCCCGGCGACCAGAAGGCGGATCTCCTGCTGTCGGGCCGGCTGTTCAAGGTCCGTTTCTCGGGCTTGAGCGCACCGACCGCGTGCCGCATCGGCAAGCCGGTGTTCGACGTCGCGGCGGCCGGCAAGCTGTGAGCTTCGATGCCGAGTGGGCGCGCTGCGCGCCGTGGCTGGACGCGGCCCTGGCGCATGCGGGGCGGACCCACGGCCTGGACGACGTCAGAG